TTTGGGCCGGTCGACATGAGCGACCCGGGCGGCGTCAACCTCAAGACCAAGAAAGCGGCCGAGCTCTTTTCGGGTTCCGTGTCTATCCTTCGGGGGTTTGTGCAGGTCAAAGCCGTCTACCTCCAAAAGAAAGAGTACGCCGACATTGAGCTCGTGTTTTTTGCGGGTGCGGTGGACCTCAAGACGGCCATCGGTGACGGGATGCTGTCCGACTTGAATTTTAGCGCCAACAACCATGACCTCACGTACAACTTTGTCACCGGTTCGTGGTCAGGTGTAGGCATTGGCCCCGAAATAACCTACGGCCTCATCGACAAGGGGTTCAACTGGGACTTTGACAACAACCGCCCACCGTGGACAGCCGCCGACGGTTTGTACCTTGGAGAGTTGACACCCATGTTCCAAGCCAAGTTCGTGTTGGACAAAATCCTGTCCACTGCCGGCTACACCTTCGACTCGACATTCCTTTCAACAACTGGGCTTCAATCATTCGCCAAGATTTACCTGCCCGGATTGGTTGGCACACCGACACCTGTCTCAAGCGAAGCGGAAAATACGAACGCACGAGCCGGCTTAACGGCTGACTTCACAGGGTCTACCTTAACGACTCTCGACCTTGAGGACGACGCCACCGGAGGCGTTGATGAAGGCGAAAACTTCAACAACACGACCAACAAGTTCACGGCGCCTTACACGGGATTTTTTCGTGCCAACTTGACGTATTCCTACGACCAAGGCTCACACACGGAACACGTCACCATTCAAGTGCTAAAAAACGGCTCAACGGTTCTGTTTGAAGCGGCTAACCTTGACAACGTCGCCAACAATCGCTCAACCGGCTTTCAAGAGTTCGTGCTTGTCAGTGGCGACACGGTAGAGGTCAAGGGCCGGGCTCATGCCTCCGGGGTCGTCATCAAAGGCAACGACTCGACTGTCGGTGGTGTGCGAACGTCGCTGGAAATCATTGGGGGCTTCCCGTTCTCGGGGTTTGAAGTAGACGTGGCCCGCAATATGCCCGAGGTAAAGCAAATCGACTTCGTGACGGGTTTGCAAAAGATGTTCAACCTCGTATTCGTGCCGGACAAGAACAGGGAGAACCACCTCCTCATTGAGCCGTATGTGGACTACATGGCCGCCGGGACCGAGAAGGCGTGGAACGACCTCATCGACTACGACCACGACATTACCCTCAAGCCCACAACAGACCTTCAGGCCAAGCGGTACGAATGGACGCACAAGCCCGGCAAGGACTTCCTCAGCGAAGCCATCGACAGCAGTTTGGACCGTGTTTACGGCCGCTTCCAAGTAACCGACGCAGACAACGACTTCGCTACGGGCGACAAGCGCATCGAGACGCCGTTCGCGCCGTACATCACCTCGGTTATCCCCGGCTCTCAATTCCCAATTCACCGAAGCCTTAAACAGGACGGAACAGGCATTGAAAACCCGCCGCCCATGTTGGCATACTACCACGACCTCGTGAACGACTTTGGGACGTGGTATTTACGCAACGACAGCGGAGTCGAACAGACGCTCACGACCTTCCCGAGCTTCTCAAACTACTCTGTCGACCTGCCCGTGCTGACATCGTTGGACCTCAACTACGGCATGGAGGCGGCATTTATCCCAATGGAATGCAACCCCCGCGACACGTTGTACTTCAAATACTGGGCACAATACGTGACCGAGTTGTACAGCGGGGAGGCCCGCATCATGACGCTACACATCAAGCTGGACCGCGTTGAGTTGGCCGACTTTGAGTTCAGCGACAAAATTTGGATGCGTGGGGCGCGGTGGCGTGTCACCAAAATGACCTACGACGCAAACGTCGAGGGCTTGGTCAAGGTGGAATGCATCAAGGTGCTTTCCGACGTTGCGATATGTGCCGACACCCCGACATCTCTCTCGACTAAGTTCAACTACATTTTGTTCAATGGCACGACGTCGGCATCGCCTGACTACGGGTCACAAGAGTGTTGTGAGTTGTACGGGTACCGCTGGGTCAAGAACGACCAAGCCATCGGCGGCGTGACTCCGGTAAACTTGTGCAAACCATTGAACGAACAAGCACAACCCTCGTAAGCAAATGCAGAACCCGCGTCATATCATTGAAGCCATCGACCTGCTCGTGGCAACCAAGACACGCAAGCCCTCCCTTTGGTGGGTAAAGCCTTTGGACGTCGTGTTGACGGTTGCTTACCTCGGGGCGTTTGGTTGGTTTATCTCTAACGTGGTCAAATGGCTGTAACAAAGCAACAAGTAATACTCGAATTCGACGCCGACACGGGCGAGTTGCTCAAAGCAACGAAGGCCGTTGAGGATAGCGTTGAAGGTGTAGGCACGGCCGCCAAAAAAAGCGGCGACGACTTGTCCGACATGGGCAAGACGGGGTCGAGTGCGTTCAAGGGTATAGGCACGGCCCTCAAGGCCACCGGAATCGGCTTGCTCGTCGGTTTGTTGGCAAAGCTGGCCATGAAGTTTGCCGAGAACAAAAAGGTCGCCGACACCTTGGCTGTGGCCGGGGCCGCCTTGGGCACCGTGTTCAACGACATTGTGGACCTCGGCATTCGGCTCGGCGAAACGGTGGCGAGTGCGTTCACCGACCCCAAACAGGCCGTCATCGACCTGAAGGACGCCATCGTTGACAACATCACCAACCGCATCACGGGGCTGTTGAACCTTTTGCCGTCGTTGGGTGAGGCCATCAATCTCGTGTTCAAAGGCAAATTCAAGGAAGCCGGCAAGGTGGCGCTCGATGCGGCCGCCCAAGTGACCCTCGGGGTGACCGACTTCACCGACAAGGTCAGCGAAGCGGCGGACGCCGTGACCGACTACGCCGGTGCCGTGGCGGACAGCGTGGAGGAAAGCTCACAACTTGAACGACAGCTCCAAAAACTACGTGACGCGGAGCGCGACCTAAGCGTCGAGACGGCCCGAAGCCGTGCAGAGGTCGAAGAACTGAAGCGCCAACGCGACGACCAAACATTGAGCATTGAGCAACGCCTCGAAGCGTCGCAAAAAGCGGCGGCCATCGACAAGGCAATCGCCGACGAGAACGTCCGCATCCAAGAACAAAAGGCGGCCCTACTTCGACAGGAGATTGAGTTGCAGGGGGAGACGGAAGAACGCCTTAACGGCTTGGCAGAGGCCGAAATCGCGGCCGCCGATGCACGGCAACAAAGCGCGACCGTACAAACGGAACTCCAAAACAGCATTTTCGCGCTCAACGAAGAAATCAAAGCGCAAGAGGAGGAGGCACAACAAGCCGCAGACCTCGCATTGAAGGCCGAGGAGGAGCGTTTGGCCGAGGAACAAAAGCTCAAGGACGAAGCGGCCAAGAAAGACAAAGAACGACGCGACAAAGACCTCGCAGACGAAAAGGCTTTGCAGGACCAAAAGCGGGCCATGACCTTCGCGGCGCTTTCTGCCTTGGCTGACCTGAGCAACGCCTTCGCCAAAAACAACGAGGAGGGTGCCCGCCGTGCCTTCAAACGCAACAAAGCCCTCTCCCTTGCGTCCGCCGTCCTCAACACAAGCCAAGCCATCACGGACGCATTGGCAAAAGACGCCACGTTCCCCGGTTCGCGCTTCATCGCGGCGGCAACCGCTGGGGCGGCCGGCCTTGCTCAAATCCAAAACATCCGAAAGACGCAGTTCCAAGGAAGCAACCCACCACCACCGGCAACCGAAGACCGGGGACCGGCGGGAGGCTTTGCGGCGGGAGCCGTCAACGCACCCGGAGCGCCAGCCCTCGACCTCGGGTTCTTGGGTGAAGGTGCCCAAGGCGCACCAATTCAAGCGTATGTCATCGCGCAAAACGTGAGCAACGCACAACAAGCAAACCAACAGGTCCAAGACCAAGCAACTCTCGGAGGATGAAAATTGTGGAACTAATAATTGACGAGGAGGCCGAGGTGTTCGGCATTGAGGCTATCTCGCTCGTGGACCGTCCGGCCATCGAGTTGGACTTCGTGGCATTGAAAGACCAAAAGGTCACATTTGCCGAGGTCGACAACGACAAGCGCATCCTCATGGGGCCGGCTCTCGTCCCGGATAAACCCATCTACCGCAAGAACGCCGAGGGCGAGTTCTACGTGTACTTCTCAAAGGACACCGTTCGCCGTGCGGCCGAGCTATACCTTCAACAGGGACGCCAAACGGCCCACACCTTGGAACACGAACACGCCATCAACGGGCTGACTGTGGTCGAGTCGTGGCTTGTGGAGAACAAGGCCAAGGACAAGTCGGCCATGTACGACCTTGACGTTCCCGTAGGTACGTGGATGGTGGCCGTCAAAGTTGAGAACGAGGCCATTTGGCAAGACTGGGTCAAAGAGGGCAAGGTCAAAGGGTTCTCGATTGAGGGCTACTTCGCTGACAAGATGCAAAAGCAAGAGGAGGAGACGGCGATGGGCTACGACGTGGTCGACGCCGTGTTGAACGTGTTGGAGCTGGAGACGTATTCGGACTATCCCGACGCGGTGGTGAACAACGCCAAGCGCGGCATCGAGCTCAACGAGAAGGAAGGCAACAAATGCGCCACACAGACGGGCAAGGTGCGCGCTCAACAACTTGCCAAGCGCCAACCCTTGAGCCGCGAAACGGTGCAACGTATGGCCTCCTATTTGGCCCGTGCTGAAGTGTACTACGACAACGGCGACCCGAGCGAGTGCGGGTACATCTCCTACCTCTTGTGGGGTGGTAAAGCGGGCAAGCGATGGGCCGACGCCAAGGTGCGGGAGTTCCAAACGCTGTCCGAGCTGGAGAAGGTAGCCGTGCAAATCATGGCACACAACGAAAAAAAATCAGGGGGCGCGTAAGCATCGCCCCCACTTATCCGTCTTATACAAAACGCACACCATGAACATCCAACAACGCGTGCAGGACATCCTCAACAAATTCGACGTCAACTTGACCGTCAGCGAGGAGAAAAGCACCGAACTCGCCGAGGTGACCCTCGAAAACGGGACCGTAGTTTACACCGACGACGAGTTTGTCGTTGGCGCTGAGGCTTACATCATCAACGACGAGGGCGAACGCATCTCCGTGCCCGCTGGCGACTACGAATTGGCCGACGGCCGTTTGATGGTTGTGGGCGAGGGTGGTGCCATCGAGGAAATAAAAGCCGCCGAGGAACCAGCCGAGGAGCCCGTGGCCGAGGAGGCCGGTGAGGACCGCGTTGAGCAAAGCGCCGACGAGCCCGAAGCCACCGAGGAAGCTACCGAGGAGGAACTCGAAATTGAGGTCGAAATCGAAATGGAGGACGAAGACGAAGAAAAGCCTTCCTACGTCACCCGTGCCGAGGTGGAGGACATGATTAAGTCCGCGTTTGAAGCCCTCAAAGAGGAAGACAAGGAAGAAATGTCCGACGTCAACCCAGAGGCACCCAAAGAAGAACCCAAAGCGGAGGAAGCCCCCGAGGCCGACCCCGTAGCCGAGGAACTGGCCGCCGTGAAGGCCGAGCTTTCAGACATGAAAGACGAAGCCGTTCCCATGCTCAAGCACGCCACCCCAACGGCGCAACCTGAGCACATTGATTTGTCAAAACTTTCACTTACGGAGCGCGTTGCCGCCCTCCACTCTAAATTCTCTCAGAAATGAGCCAATACAAATTCGCCAACGCGTCCATCGCCGTTGGTACCTACGCAGGTGAGGCGGCCCGTCCATACGTGGCGGCGGCTATCCTGTCAGCTGACACCATCGCGAACAACTACGTGAGCGTGTTGCAAAATGTCCACAGCAAAGCCGTCCTCCGGAAGTTCTCCGGTGCCGCCATTCAGGCGAATGACGACTGTGGTTTCTCTACTGCCGCTGGCCAGTTGACCCTTGGGGAGGCTGTCTTGGCAACAAGCCCGTTGAAGGTCAACGAGCAAGTGTGCAACGAAGACCTCCGCGCCACTTGGGAGGGTATGCAAATGTCCGGCCAAAACAGCGCCGCACCCGCTGACTTTACAACCTACGTTGCCCAATACGTGGCCGCCAAGGTTGCTGAAAACGTCGAAATCAACTTGTGGGGTGGTAACTACGACCCTACCGACGGAGGCAACACAGGCGCCGGACGCTTGGGTACTGCCTTTGACGGCTTGTGCCACCAACTCGTGGACGCGACACCCGGTTACGAAAAAACCGCCGCCGGCGCTTTCACCGCTGACAACGCGGCCGTGACTGGCATCTTGAGCAAGTTGGACGACATCGTTGACAACGCGCCAAGCGAAGTGCAGGGTGACAGCAACGCCGTCATCTACATGAGCAAGAAGTCGTTGTTCTTGTTGCAACGCGCTATGTCCGGTTTGGTAGACCGCGTCGTGCCCGCTGAAGGTTCTGCGGCGGCGTTCTCGCCAACTTTCTTGGGCGACGCTCGTCCATTGACCTACCTCGGGTTCCCAATCGTATGCCCCGCAGGTATGGCAAACGACACCATCATCTTTTGCAACCCCAACCAGTTGTACTTCGGTACTGACTTGTTGACCGACCACGTGAACGCGAGCATCTTGAACCTCCGCGACGTGACCGGTGACGACGTGACTCGCGTCATCATGCAGTTCAGCGGTGGCACACAGATTGTGGACGCTGGCTCCATCGCCATCTCTCGCCGTAGCTCGTAACATTAACCCGAAGAACGCGGGGGAGCGACTGTGCTCCCCTGCATCTTCCTAACCTCTGAAATCATGGCTTGTAGCCTTACAATTACAGGACGCTCTTTACCTTGCCGCGACGCCCTCGGAGGTGTGAAAAAGGTTTGGGTGGGTTCATTCACCGACGGCATTTGGGGCGCAGTAGGCGCAACGGCAGCCGGTGAAATTGACGACAGCACAGCGGCATTGGCCTTGGAGGACTTCGTAAGCCCTAAGAACACGTCAAGCCTTACGCAAACCGTCAACGCATCCGTCGAGAACGGGACGGTCTTCTACTCACAGGTGCTTTCATTGGTTTGCAACAAGCCAGTGGCCGCTGACATCGTAGAGATTCAAAACCTCGCCAAGGGCCGTCTCGTCATCGTAGTGCAAGACCTCAATGACAACTACTTCGTCATGGGTCACACGCGCGGATGTGAATTGACCGGAGGAAGCCTTGCGACAGGTACCGCCATCGGCGACCTGAACGGGTTCACCTTGGAGTTCACAGCGGAGGAGGGCATCCCTGCACCGTTCTTGGATGCCACAAGTGCAGCCGCCGGAGACGTCACCTTCAACGTGACACCGTAATAAACACCGGGCCAAAAAGCCTTGGGACCGTTTATAGTTACAAAAGGAGGGGGAGGGCGTTGGCTCTCCCCTTTTTTGATACCATGATACACCTAACACCAAACGCCGCCGCCAACGTTGTGAGCCTTTCGCCCTACCAAGCGCGAAAGTACCTCGCCACGTTTTCGCACTACCTCATCGTCTTGACCAACGAAGCCACCGAAGCGACTCACGCGGCGGTGCTTGCGCCATCGGTCGACAATGCGAGGGAGACCAAGTTTGACCTTCCCACGGATGCCGATGCGGCCGGTGAGGTGCTTATTACCCAATCCGGTCTCTACACG